CAGCGTGTTCGGGGCGTATGACCCGGAGCAGGGCCGGCGCCTGGTGCGCGAGTGGATGCTGTTGGTCGCGAAGAAGAACACGAAATCTACGGCTTCCGGCCTGCTGATGCTGACGTTCCTCATTCGGAACTGGCGTCAGGCTGGCGAGTTCGGGATTCTGGCGCCGACCGTTGAGGTGGCGAACAACGCATTCAAGCCGGCCGCCGACGCGGTGAAGGCCGACGAGGAACTGAGCGCGCTGTTCCACGTTCAGGACCACATCCGGATGATCACGCACCGACAGACGCGGGCGACGCTGCAGGTTGTCGCGGCGGACTCGGAGACCGTCGCCGGCAAGAAGTGGACCGTGACGCTGGTCGACGAGCTGTGGCTGTTCGGCAAGCGGTCGAACGCCGAGGACATGCTCCGGGAGGCGACCGGCGGGATGGCGTCGCGGCCAGAGGGGTGCGTGATCTGGTTGAGCACGCAATCGAACGACCCGCCGGCCGGGGTGTTCCGTCAGAAACTGCAATACGCTCGCGGGGTTCGTGACGGCCGGATCGTCGACAAGCGGTTCTGTCCGGTGATCTACGAATTCCCGGAGTCGATGATCAAGTCGGGCGCGCACCGAGACCCGGCGAACTTCTACGTCACGAATCCGAATCTCGGCGCGTCGGTCGACGTCGAGTACCTGAATCGCGAGTTCGCCAAGGCGCAAGAGTCCGGCGAGGAGTCGATGCGCGGCTTTCTGGCCAAGCACCTGAACGTCGAGATAGGCCTGGCGCTGATGTCGGATCGCTGGGCGGGTGCCGACTTCTGGGAGCGGCAGGGCACTGCGGGCCTCACGCTCGACGAGGTCATCCGCCGGTCAGAAGTGATCGACGTCGGGATCGACGGCGGCGGGCTCGACGACCTGCTCGGGCTGGCGGTGCTCGGCCGCGACGCTCAAACGCACGACTGGCTTGTCTGGACGCACGCATGGGCGCATCCGTCGGTGATGGAGCGGCGCAAGTCTGAGGCGGCCAGGTTCGCGGACTTCGCGAAGGACGGTGATCTAACGCTTGTCGAGCGCATCGGTGACGACGTGGCCGAGGTCGCCGAGATCGTTGGCCGGGTGTACGAGTCCGGGCGACTGGACAAGATCGGCGTCGACCCGCACGGGATCGGCGGGATTCTGGACGTGATGGTGGCGTCAGGAGTGCCGGCCGAGCAGATCAGCGGCGTGTCGCAGGGGTGGAAGCTCACCGGTGCGATCAAGACCGCCGAGCGCAGGCTGGCCGAGGGCGCACTGCATCACGGGGATTCGCGGCTGATGGCGTGGTGCGTGGGTAATGCGCGGGTCGAACCAAAGGGGAACGCAGTGATGATCACGAAGCAGGCGTCCGGGTTCGCGAAGATCGATCCGCTGATGGCGCTGTTCGATGCAGTGTCGTTGATGAGTCTGAATCCGCAGCCGAGCTTTTCGCCGGCCGAGGTCTGGTGATGGCGTGGTGGAATCCCAAGACATGGGGCGAGCGCAAGGCCATCACGTCGGCCGACCTGCACTTGCTGCTGTCCGGCGGCACGATCAGCTCGAGCGGCGTGCGCGTCGACTGGAAAACGGCGTTGCAGGCGTCCGTGGTGCTGGCCTGCGCGCGTGTGATTAGCGAGGGCCTATCGCAGATTCCGTTTCGGCTGATGCGGACGGCGGACGGTCATCGTGCGCCGGCGACCGATCACCCGATGTTCGACCTGTTTGAGTGGCAGGCGAACGCCTGGCAGACATCGACCGAGTTTATCGATCAGATCGGCATACACCTGGCGATGACCGGGAATGCTTACGTCTGGATTAACCGGATCGGAGGGCGGCCGGTCGAGTTATTTGCGTGGGCACCAAGCGCTGTCGAAGCGACGCTTTCCGGGTTCATGATTCGCTACACGTTGACGCTCGCGGATGGCAAGCGGCTGGAAGTGCCGGCCGGCGACGTCTGGCACTTGCGCGGCCCGTCGTGGGACGGATGGATCGGCATGGACGTGGTGAACCTGGCGCGTGAGTCGATCGGGTTGTCACTAGCCGCCGAAAAGGTGGTCGCGGCCAACATGGCAAACGGCGCGAAGTTGTCCGGCATCCTGACGACCGATGCGACGTTGTCGAAAGAGCAGCGCGCGTCTCTGCGTGAGTCGTGGCAGGAATCACAGGCCGGGGCGTCGAACGCCGGGAAGATCGCGGTGATGTCGAACGGCATGAAGTTTGCGGCGATGCAGTCGACGGCCGTTGATGCGCAGCAGATCGAGAACAGGAAGTTCGCGGTCGAGGAGATTTGTCGGGCGTTTCGCGTGATGCCGATCATGGTCGGGTACTCGGACAAGACGTCGACATATGCCAGCGCTGAGCAGATGTTCCAGGCGCACGTCACGCACACGATGGGGCCCTGGTATCGGCGCATCGAGCGCAGCGCAGCGGTTCGGTTCCTGAGCGACGACGAACGCGGCGACGGCTACTACTTCAAGTTCTTCGCGCAGGGCTTGCTGCGCGGCGCTGTGAAGGACCGCGGCGAGTTCTACTCCGGTCTGTACAACATCGGCGCGATCAACCCGAACGAGATTCGGGAGCTTGAAGACATGAACCCATACGACGGCGGTGAGAAGTACCGGGTGCCGCTGAACATGGAAGACCCGGCCGCGGCCGAAGACGGAGCGTGACATGGAACGACTCGGGTGCGGCCTCGTTGAGGTCAAGTTCGCGCCGGATGCCGAAGCGATGGCCTTCGAGGGCTACGGCGCGGTGTTCGGCAATGTGGACGCCTACGGCGACGTGATCGCGCCGGGAGCGTTTGCGCAATACCTGTCCGATGCCACGGCGGGCCGTCAGTCGTGGCCGCTGATGCTGTCCCAGCACGGCGGGATGGGCGTGACCGCTGACGACCTGACGCCTATCGGTGTGTGGGACGACTTGGCCGAGGACGGTCACGGGCTGCGCGTCAAGGGCAGGCTTGCTGACACTCCGCGCGGCCGGGAGATGCACACGCTGCTGAAGATGGGGCCAAAGGCGATCGACGGGCTGTCGATCGGCTACATCGCGAAGGAAGCGGTTCCGCGCAGTAAGCCGGAGGAGCCGCGTCGGACCATCAAGCGCATCGATCTGATCGAAGTCAGCATCGTCTCGCGTCCGGCGAATTCGCGCGCGAGGGTCTCGGCGGTGAAGTCGATCGAGGAACTGTCGACGCTGCGCGACGTTGAAGAATTCTTGTGCGAGACGGGGATGTCGAAGGCGAAAGCCGTTGCTCTGATCGCGCGCATAAAGGGACTTGGGCCGGGGGATCCGGTGAAGTCCGATGGCGGGCCGGGGGATCCGGTGGCCGAACTGAAGGCGCTATTGCGCCGGAACACATCCATCATCGACCCGAAAGGATCAGGAAATGAGTGACATGAACGAAATCAAGACCCTCATCGAGGGTCAGGGGTCGGCCTTCGAGGAGTTCAAAAAGGCCAACGACGCTCGGCTGAAGGCCATCGAGGAAAAGGGCTTCGCGCCCGCCGACCTGGTCGAGAAGGTCAACACCATCAACAGCGACCTGACGGCGAAGGCCAAGCGGATCGACGAGATCCAGAAGCAGCTGAACCGGCCCGGGGCGCAGGGTGGTGGTGAGTACTCGGCCGACGACGTCGAGCACAAGGCGGGCGTCGATCGGTACATCCGCAGCGGTGACACGCAGGGTCTGCGCGAGATCGAACGCAAGGCGATGAACTCGACCAGCGATCCGGACGGCGGGTATCTCGTCGGCAAGGAGATGGAGGCCGAGATCGATCGCATCGCCGAGACGATGGGCGGCATCGGACGCCTCGCGCGCACCGTGACGATCGGCACGCGTTCGTGGCAGAAGCGCGTGAAGACCTCTGGCATGGCGATGACCCGTGTCGCCGAGGGCGGCACTGCCGGCGAGACGACCGAGCCGAAATACGCGAACATCGAGATCGTGGTGCACCCGGCCGAAGTCGAGCCGTGGGTGTTCAACGAGACGCTCGAAGACGCGGACATCGATCTCGCGGCCGATCTGGCGCTCGAGGCGGCGATCGCGTTCGCCGAGGGCGAGGGATCGGAGTTCGTCGCCGGCAACGGGGTTGGCAAGGCGCATGGCATCACGGCGTACACCAACGTCGCGAATGCGTCCTATGCCTGGGGCAAGATCGGCTACATCGCCTCGGGCAAGGCGGCCGCGTTCGCGTCGGTGGCGCCGGGCGACAAGGTGATCAGTCTGGTGCACGCGCTCAAGCCCCAGTACCGCAGCGGCGCTGTGATGGTGATGAGCGACGAGACGCTCGGCTCGCTGCGCACGATCAAGGACCAGTCCGGCGCCTACTACCTGTTCCAGCCGGATCCGACGGGTGAGTTCGGCGGGCGGGTGCTCGGCATTCCCGTGGTTTCGGACGACAACATGGCGTCGGTCACCTCGGGGTCGTACTCGATCGCCTACGGGAACTTCCAGCGCGGGTACGCGATCGTGCGTCGCACCGGGACCGCGCTGATCCGCGACAACATCACGAGCAAGGGTCAGACGAAGTTCAATTTCCGGCGCCGGTTCGGCGGCGGGGTGACGAACTTCGAGGCGATCAAGCTGATGAAGTTCGCGACATCCTGATCGGCGATCTGGTCTGAACACGGCCCGCTTCGGCGGGCCTTCTGCATTCTGAAGGAGTGGAAGGAAATGGCTCACGATCTGCACAACAACATGCGGGTGCTGACGGTGATGGCTCCGCGTGCGCTGGCGACTGTCGCCGGCAGCAAGACGGCGAAGGTGATCGACCGACAAGGCTACGGCGGCGTCGAGTTCATCTTCTCGTACGGCAACACCGGGGCGTCGACCGCGACGCTGCCGGTCATCATCAAGGAAGGCACCACGAGTGGCACGCTGACCAGCGTGGCCGACGCCGACTTGGTGGGCACGGAGGCGCTGGCCGGCATCGGCGCAGTGGCCCGGACCTCTGGCACGTCGCTGAACGTCACCAAGCGGGTCGGCTACCGCGGTACCAAGCGGTACGTCGCGGCCTACATCGGCACGGTGTCGGCAGCGAGCGTTTCGACGGCGAAGATCCACGGCATCTGTGCCGTGCTGCACTCGCCGAGGCTCGGCCCGACCGACAACCCGTAATAGCGGGGCACGGCCGGGCGCTTGCCCGCCCGGCGCCGGACAACGTAACCGGCATTGCGACTTCCACACTCTGGCAAGAGAGAGAACAATGACTCTGAATTCAGGCGAACGTCAGGTCGTCACGAAGATCGACGATGTCCGTCGCGATCACGCGGCGCGGTACGAATGGGCGGCCAAACGCCTGCCGGCCGGCAGTTCGGTCGTTGACTTTGCCTGCGGCGTCGGCTACGGGTGCAAGATCCTGGCCGATTCCGGGCACACGGCGGCCGGATTCGACGTCGACGCCGAGGCGATTGCGCATGCCGAGGCGACGTTCAGCGGGCCCAGTACGGCCTTCGCGTGCCGCGATGCGATGGAGCCGGGCGACCTTGGGTCGTTCGATGCGGCGACGTGCTTCGAGACGATCGAGCACGTCGAGGATCCGCGGAGACTGTTGCTGGCGCTGCGCAAGGCGGCGCCCGTGTTGCTCGCCAGCGTGCCCAACGAGGACGTGATCCCGTTCGGCGACGGCGCGGGCTTTGCGTTTCATCATCGGCACTACCGGCGGACGCAGTTCCGGAAACTGCTGGCGGAGTGCGGATGGAAGGTGCACGGGTGGTTTGGTCAGATGGACGAAGCGTCGGAGGTCGAGCCGTCTGTGAACGGCCGCACACTGGTTGCGTGGTGCGAGCACGGCGAGCTCGTCCCGGATGACGGCGAGGGTCGCGCGCCGATTCGTTTGACGAATAGCGGGCCGTCTGGCGTGTCGCCATTCGACCATCTAGCCGATCCGCCCGAGCATGTCGCCATTTTGGGGCTAGGTCCGTCGCTCGATCAGTACCTGGACGTGTGCAAGCGGCTCGGTGGCAAGCACGCCTTCTGCGACGAGACATGGGGGATCAACGCGCTCGGCGCGGTCCTGTACTGCGACAGGGTGTTCCACATGGACGACATCCGGGTGCAGGAGTCGCGAGCTGAGGCGCAGCCCGCGTCGAACATCGCGAGGATGGTGGAGTGGCTGCGGCATCACCCTGGGCCTGTCATCACGTCGAGGGCGCACCCGGAGTATCCGGGGCTGGTGGAATTTCCGCTGCAGGACGTGTTGCAGAAGTTCGAGGTCGGCTACTTCAACTCGACCGCGGCCTATTCGATCGCGTACGCGATGCACATCGGAGTGAAGCGCGTCAGCCTGTTCGGGATGGACTTCACCTACCCGAACCAGCACGACGCAGAGAAGGGTCGCGGGTGCGTGGAGTTCTGGATCGGGATGGCGATGGCGCGCGGGATCAAGGTCGCCGTATCGCAGCGATCGTCGCTGCTGGACGCTGTGGCAAGTCAGGCTGAGAGGTTCTACGGGTACGACACGGTCGATGTTGTTCTCAGCACGGACGACGGAAGGGCGAAGGTCGAGTACATCGACAAGGTCGCCCCGAGCGCTGACGAGATCGAGGAACGGTACGACCATTCGCGGCATCCGAATTTGCTGGTCGAGTCGGAACGCTAGGCGGTCCAATCACAAAGAGGCGCTCATCGTGAACGAACCCATGATCCACACCTCACGCGGAAACCTGCCAGTCGCGTCATTGCAGTACGAGACGCGATGGGAGGATGCGCCGGAGTATCTCAAGTTCGTCGAGGTCTATCGGCTCGCCGGCGAGGTCGTGCGCGAGTCGGCGCATGTTTACGCAAAGCGCGGGCTGCTGTGTGAGCCGGTCGTGCAACAACTAGGGGGTTGAAGTGGCTAATTCGCAAGGTGTCTCTGGCGCTGCCAAGCAGGCCGCATTGGCCGCAATCGTCGACGGCAAGACGCTCAAGGCAGCGCTATACCTGGCCTCGGCGACGACCGGGCCGACGAATTCCGTTTATACCGCGACAGGCGAACTGGCCGCGACCGGGAACTACAGCACTGGCGGCGCATCGGTGACGAACGCGAACAGCGCGGGCCTGACCAGCACGACCGCGTACTGGACGCCGAGTGCGTCGATTGCGTGGACAGCACTCACGTCGTCCGGTGCGTTCGACTGCGCGATGATCTACTCGACGACGGACACGAACAGGAACATCGGCACGTTCACCTTCGGCTCGCAGAGCATCACGGCGGGGAATTTCTCCTTGACCCAGCCAACCAATGACTCGACCACCGGCCTTGTGAGGTTCGCATGAGCATCGTTCAGCGGGCAATTTCGGCACTGGTCGGGCCGGCGATCGCGTCAGCGCAGGCCGCACTGGTGGCGCGGATCGAAGCGCTGGAGTCGCGCCCGTCGCTGACCGATGCGGACCGCGCCGCGATTGCGCAGGCCGTGGCACTGGTCGCCGAGTTCGAGGCGCTGGCGGGCGGATCGCCGACGCTCGACGGCGACGTGGTGATGGTCACGGACGTGCCGTGATGCGTGTTCTGCTGGTCGTGCTGGCGCTGCTGGCCGGTGGTGCGCAGGCGCAGACGGTCACGCTCAAGCGCTGGCAGGACATGGCCGCACTGGTTGACCGTCAGAGCAAGGCGATTCTCGCGTTGCAGGCCGAGACGCGAGCGCTGCGCGAGGCGTATGACGTTGCGACGATGTACTGGCTCGCCCAGGTGTGCAGCGCCAATGCGCGCATCCCGACCTGGGCCGGCACGCTGACGGGGCTGAAGCCGTTCCCGACCGGGGATCATGCGTGCCCTGCCACCGGCACGGTGTACGCGGTGCCGCGATTCTTCGGGCCTGCGGTGAAGTGAGCTACGGCACGACAACGCGGGAGTCGGCGTATCGCTGGTCGACTGGCCGAGCGCGGGTTTGCGCGCTGATCGACAGCGCCGACAGGCTGGTGCGCGCAGATGCGGA